CCCTGCTCCACTTTTTGAAGGTACATATCTGCGTATCTTCTCAACTGTTCCTTAGTCATTGCTCTCCTCCTTGCTGCTCTCCTCGCTGTCGTCTTCGTCGCTGTCGTGCCATTCCACACAGTCCCAAGACGTGCCCCAGTGGGTGACGAGCAGCACCCACACCGAGAGCTTCTCGCACCATGCAAATCTGAGGTCATACCTTCTGCGGAGATAGTCCACGTCGCTGTCCGAGCAGTCGGTGATGTAGTACTGATAGACTTCTACATAGTCATCATCATCTTCGTTGAGTGTCGCCTCGCAGACGTTCTCGAAGAAGACGTCATCTTCGAGCTTGCTGATGTCGTTGCAAAGAACCATGTTTTCGATGCTTTCGACAGCATCAGCATAAGTAGTGGTAGTTTTCATAGTAAAACCTCTTAGTATAAATATTCAGTCGCAAATGCAACCATTCAAACGGCTCACAGCTCAAACTGTGGGCCGTTCAAGGGTCACACTTCAGTCATGGCTAGATGATATTCTCGAAGTGTCTCCAGGCTTTTTCCTCGAACAGTGTTCTGTACACCGTCTCGAAGCAGCCATTGAACCTGTGTCGTATCAGGTAGACGTCCCGGCCGTCAGTGGAATCAATGACCAGGTAGTAGACACCTTTCTTGGTGTAGTCACACTTTGCATTAAGCATTTCCATTTTCAAGCCTCCTTGCCCTGTAGCACAGGTCAAACAACTCACTAGCTCCCAACTCGTCAGATGTTGACTCAAGCGTCAGTCCAAGAATAGACGTGATGAACGCAGTCGGACACACACTGTAGCTTATGTACGCAGGCGGACACATCATGAAACACACGTGTGTCGGGAGTTCCTCAGGCTCCCAAATAGGTGCCTGAAGTATGCTGAGCACATCTTGAAGAAGCCCATCTTTAGGATACTCCACTTTGCCTGTCGTCGTGTTCAGCCATGCTGGATAGCTCACAAGCCTGTCATAGCTCACACGGAAGCTGTTACCGTATCTGACGAAGCGCAGCGATTTCTCGAGGTTTTTGCCATACTTCAGGAGAATGTCATTTGGATAGAGAGGGCTGACCGACTCAAGCCTGAAGTTGCTCACAGTGAAGGCGAACGGCTTGCCACTTCTGAGCTTCTTTCTGAGACTCCTGAAGACGTCCCACACGCCGGCTGTACTACAGAGGACGCCATGAGCGATGATGTTGTTGTAACCCCGTGCATAGTCACACCAAAGACTGCTGAGAACATTTTGCAACGCAGCAAGTTTCATGGTGACAGGTACTTTGTTGAGTCGAGCAAGCTGCCTGATAGTATGCTTTTTCGGACATGGGCCATCATAGTTGCTTCTGTTACGAAGCGTGTCATACAACCACAGCACATCGTCCAGTGCCACACCAGCGGCGTTCAGTCGTGCGGTGATTGACGCGGTGAACTCTCTGTTGAACGCGTTCAGTTTCTTCAGGCTTTCGCCATTAATCAAAGATTTCATAGTATACCTCTCAGTGTATTTATTTAGTCGCAAGTGTGGCCCACGTTTAGCACAGTGAGCCACACTTCAGGGAGCTACATATTCATCGCAAATCCCTTGATTCTATTGGACATATCGACTATGCCCATGTCGGCCAACTTCTTCACGACTTTCTTCAGGTCATCTTTCGTGTATGCACCGTCGTAATCGTCAGGGACATCAGCACTCTTGGCCATGAAGAGCAGATTGCCGTTTTCGTCCCTCAGGAAGTCCCCTTCCTTTGAGCCGTCTTTGCGACAAGCCACAAACTTGAAGGTTACTTCAGGCGGCAATTCCTCAGGCGTGGAGACACCGAAGTATTTTTCGAGAAGTGATGATTTCGGTGCCACCTTCAGTGCTTTCGCCTTAGCCACAGCTTCATCGAGCAAGTCACGCCCGGTATCTGAGACTTCACCCCTCAACAGTTCGAGGGCGGTGAGAAGCTCATCAACTGAGGCGTTGCGTTTCTCGTCCTCGGCTGAAAGTTTCTTGCCGCCGCCACGTGGACATTTTTCGCCTGTTACGTGAGCGTCGCGATGCGTGTGGTAGACGTCCCTCTCTTCAGGCGTAAGGAACCTGTACAACGGGAAGGCGTTCCTGTCCACTCCGTCTATCTCGAAGTGAATCCACCCATCTGCGTTCGATGTCGTCATCGGCTGAGAGCGTGGAGCCTTCGCAAGATTGTTGACGTCCTGTTCAGTGAGCAAGCCGTCGCGAAGCAACTGTTTGATAGACCATTTCGGGATTTTCGGCAAGTTCACGAATTTGCGGACGCTGTCCTGAACTTCTTTTGATACATTTGTGTAGTTAACCATAATGACACCTCTTAATATGTAGATATATTTAGGACTTAATACAAAATCCTTGAGAAGGGCGACAAGCCGAAGCTAGCCGCCTATCTTAAAGATTCTACGACTTATGGAAAAATCCACGAGTCCCAAAGGCATGACTCATAGCATAGTGCACATTCCATATAGTGATATGTCTACTAGAATAGCGTCTACGAGTCCCAACATTAAAGCGTCACGGACTATATAAGCGTTTAGTGCATTTCGGCACTATAGGCGACGGTGCTGTTCTTTCAATGCTCATTCACTCAGTTATATCTGAGCCCGTCCCTCACGGCTATTTTACACGAAGTGAGAAACCGCCCTAATTCAACGGAACCCACCTCTAACGTATAAACGGAGCCAAACCACACAACGAGTGTTTGCTAGGCACTCGTCTAGTGTGTCCTTCCCTATGCATATCAAACCTAGGTATATCAGCCTAGTCAAGTTAATAGACGTTTCACATGAAACGCTCACCATGTGGCTTGCGTCGTGTGCCGTGCTTCACTTGATGGCTAAAATCTATCATGTTGAATTTAGAATCACGGTTAAGTAGCTGAACAGACACAGAAATTTTTTTGCCTGTGCACTCAATGAATACCTGATGCATAGTGACACACTACACTAGCTTACGTAATCATGTGCAGAGATTCCATGTACACTGCCCCTCGAACGTTAAACATGTACAAGGAACAACAGTAGCTCGAACGAGGCAAAGGGTCACTGTGGAAAAAGTTACTGTGTTTATCAATAACATAAAAATTTTTGACTTTGTTTTTTCAATTCAGAAGAAGAAAAATTTATCTTGGTACGAGTTGAAAAAATGAAGAGTCGAACAAAATTTATAACATTGATAGCTTGCGATTACGTAACAGTGTACAGAAGCATTACGTAACATGCAGCAGGAATCGCTCCTGTTCCTGCCATCCGTGCTATTTTACCACATGCTCAACTGTTCAGCTTCTATTTACAAAGGACTGCTCACATGATAAAATTACTGCTACTGGAGGCTTACATGATAGATATTAAGTGTCAGACCAAACACGGAATAACATTGGATGAACTCACACCGTTTCAGGGTGACCTTAAAAAGAGAACAGATAAAGATGTGGCACTTTTGGCGAAGAGCATAGCAGACGAAGGATTGCTGATGCCATTTGCTGTGTGGAAGCACGAGGGTGTCAACAGTCTTCTGGATGGTCATGGTAGGTACGCTGCTCTGAAGAAGATGTCCATCGAGGATGGTTCGATTCTTGAGCAGGCACTTCCAGTCATTTACATTGAGGCTGAATCTGAGGAGCAGGCTAAGAAGTCTCTCTTGCAGATTACCTCATCCTATGGACGTATCACGCGCAGCGGAGCTGTTAACTTTTGTAAGTCATTGCCTGAGTATCATGCCCCTGCGATAAACAGGTTCGTGTACAAGCGCAATGCTGTCAAGAAGTTTGACAAGCCGCGTACTGAGCAGCAGATACGCATATCAGTACCCTTGGACAAGGCGGAGGCTGTACTTGAACTGTTCAAGACAGTGAGCTACATAAGGGTACTCTAAGGAGACGTAATGGAAGATACGACAGATATATCAGTTATGGAGGCTGATGAATATTCTTCTGAGAAGGATGCCTCTGAATCAGCCGTACATGCTAGCAAGGAGACACTATCATCAGGCATCCGCAAGATGCTGTATGGCAACACCTCTGATGACAACCTTCCTGTAGCGACTGTGCGCAGCAATGCTGAGCTGCCGCAGTTTGATTCAATCTATGAGATAGCCAGGGCAGCCGACATGACATTGCAGGAGTTCGTACAGCGTGACCCGCAGTACGCAGTAAGATTGGCTGAGAACTCTTATGCGTCTTGGAACAACCTACTTACATCAGTGTCACTCACCGGTGGCATAGATATGCCTAATGAAGATGGTGACACACAGACATATGCCGTGACGAAGAACCAGACCAAACTAATTGAGATACGTGTCAGGGAGGCTTCAAAGCAGCTCGACACAGTGAACGCTTTGGTTCTCACGTGTTTCAAGGATAACGAGCAGCGCAAGGACACTCTTGAGCGTGCCATGTACAGAAGGGCGTTGAACGGCGACGCCAAGATGGCGATATACCTGCACGACCGTGTTGACGGACGTCCGACTGAGACGAAGCAGGTTGAGTATGATTATGACAATGCATACAACATCTACATGATTATACATACACTGTTCGACAAGCAGCTTCAGGTACTGAACGCAGGAAACGGCACGATACTTGCCTGCTGCTCCCGACGTGCGGGCAAGACGCACATGGAGGTGGCAATCATACTCATCGAGTGCCTGCGTAAGCCGAGAACGAAGTGCATGTACATCGGAGAGACGATGGAGCTGTCTGAGTCGCTGTTCGACAAGGCTGCGAACGACATCATCGATTCCTGCAACCTGAAGGACAAGCGTGGAAGGCGTTTCAACTGGAGAAAGATGGACAACGGCTCCGAGGTCATGATACGTGGTCTATCGAACACGAAAGACCCGGACCAGATACGTGGACAGGCCGCGAAAGTCATCGTCATAGATGAGTTCTTCCACCTGAAGAGCGAGCTTCTTGAGTACATGCAGCGTGAGGTTCTTGAGCCTATGCAGATGGACTTTGCTGACGACTACAAGTTCATCTGTGCAGGAACGCCTCCGCAGGTGAAGGGGACATACGGCGAGCATGTATGGCAGACATGGGATGTTCCGAAGTTCACATGGACATGGCGCGACAATCCGCACCCTGTGGACATTGAGAAGAGGAAGGAATATGTTGATAAGATTCTGCATGACAAAGGTCTCGACTGGACTAGCTCGTTTGCGAGACGCGAGTACAATGGCGAGTGGGTTTATGATGAAGACCTTCTGCTCTATCCTGACGTGTGCACGTACAATCCTCGCGAGGTTATGCCAAGCATCAAAGCGTCACGGGTTCTTTTTGGAGTGGATTACGGTGTTGGTGACAATGATACTATATGGGGTTGTGTTTGGAATGATGATGAGCAGCGTGGTTTCCAGTTTTGGGAGAGCAAGTTCAATAGGCTTGATATAATGGACAGGTCTATTTCCCAGCTTGAGTACCTGGGCGAAGAGGTGCGCGCTGCTTGGAGGACAGCCTTCGACTACTTCCCTGAGCTGTCTCCGAAGGAGGCGAACAAGCGTATTCTGTGGGATGCCGACGACTCAGACCAGCATTTGACTGACCATTTCAACATCCACATAAGGCTGAACGGCGAGGGTTTCGAGGACTTGCGCCTCAACATAACCAACGCTCACAAGACGGACAAGTCCATAATGTTTGACAAGATTAGGGATTTGCTGCGCCGCGGTGACATGCTGATTCTTGCGGACAGCAAGTGTGAGCACGAGATACAGTCGACTATTCTGAAGCGTGGGCCGAACGGAGAGGTGTACAAGGAAGTGGACAACAAGGCGTACCACCCTGACTTGCTTCCGGCCATGCGCTACGCTTTGTGGAACGCTATAGGAGTGTAGTATGGCAGTCAGGAAGTTTATCAAGATGTACAACATCAGGAACGAGGATGTTGACGACAAGGGCAATGTCAATCCTGATGCTGCGCTTTACCCATACTATGCTACATATACGAAGGGTGACGGTGGTAAACGATATGCTGACGTGTCTCCTGATGAGATAGGCGAGCGTCTTTCCAGCAAAGACTTTGCCTATGACAATGCTGACAACAGCTTTCCTTCACGTACAGCGAAGCTATATGAGTGGAATGGTGATGAAGGCGGCCCCAGGAAGTCAACGCAGATAGGCCCTGACATGAAGCGTGGTTTTTCGGCATTGGCATATGCCAACAAGGACAAGCGGCATGGCGACGATTACCTACGTGACGATGCAGATGCATGGCAGGACTGGCAAAGCCCTGTAAGATACACGGAGCACATTCCACTGGACAAGGTTGACGACGTGCAGGAGTATGCCAACTGGCATGCTACACCACGAAAGGACATCGAGACAATGCAGTCCAATAGCAACTGGAGTCTTGCCAACATAGGGTTGCAGGATGCAGGCATGCACACAATACCACTGTTGGTCACCGCTGACGATTCAGATATCGTGAACATGAATGATATAACTGGTGACAACTATGAGCCTATGAGAGACTATCTGCCTGAAGTGCAGCTGAAACGGATAATCAAGCACAGTCTGCTGCCGAACACATTCATCCGAAAGCCGGAAGCGTCCGCCGCAATGGACGCTGTGCAGGCGGCCATGGAAACTGTTCAGGAAGGTATGGTAGATGGAAAGCAGATTGAAGAGCGTCTTGAAGCCAGTATGGCATCCCTTGAATCCAGACCTGACAGTATGCCCAGGCGCGTGGCGGTCAAGTCCATGCTTGGCAAGGCTGCGTCGTTCATGGAGGATTGCGCCGAGAATGTTTCCGAAGCAGTTGAAAGAATGGAGCGTTCATGCACTGTATACTCTGACGTGTTTGGCGAGAAGTTTTATGTCATTCACGACAGCATGAGCAGGCTGGCTGACTTGTGCTCAAAGGCTGGGGATGTGCCTGATGAGGAGCCTATGCTTTTGGGCAAGGTTATGTTAGGATTGCTTGGTGACGTGGAGAGCCTGCTTCAGGGTATACTTGATAGCATGGGCAGCGTGCATGACATGGTGGCAGGTGCTTCAGACAAGGAGTCATTCCTGTTCAACAAGAACGTGCTGAAGGAAGCCACACGCAGGGGCGGAGCGTTTGACTGGTACGACAGTTCGACGTACTCCGACGCACGTATGAAGGATGTTTACGCTGGTTGGAGCGACGTCACCTTGTCAGACAAGCAGCTGAAATACATCTACGACGATTTCAGTAAGTTCAAGAAAGGTGCTACGCAGAGCAACATCACAAAAGGCTTGAGAGGGTTGGGACAATGAAAGTGAAAAGGACAAGGAGATAACATGGCTACAAGAAAGTTCATAAAGATGTACAACATCAGACGTGACGACATTGACGACAAGGGCAACGTCAATCCTGATGCTGCATTATACCCAATGTATATGGGGCAGTATATTGACAACAAGACAGGCAAGAGGTTCATTGATTTGCCGCCGGAAGCTATTGATGATAAGCTGTCTGATGAGGACAAGCCCTATGACAACAGTTCAAATGCTCATCCAAATAGGACTGTGCAGATACACTTACTCGGTGACAAAGACCCTTTTCAGACAGTTGGGCCTGACTTGAAGCGTGGATACTCGGCACTGTCATTTGCCAACAAGGATAAGCGTCATGGTGACGATTATTTCAGTGGCTGGCATAAAATTGACCATGATAAGGATATACACACTGTTTCATACACTCCTTTGGATAAGATTGAAGAACATGGCCGATATGCTAAGCATTTTAGTAGTGCAGATAAGGATGCTGCGAGTCTAGCTTATAATATAGCACCTGGTGAACGCTATAATGGCTTTTATACATTGCCGCTTATTGTTGAGGCGGACGACAGTGATGTCATAAACTTCAACGATGTCGCCAATGGCAACTATGACCCTACAAGGGATTACCTGCCGGAAGTGCAGTTGAAGCGTATCATTAAAAAGTCAGTCATGCCTAATGCTCTCACCAACAATGCTAAAATGGTATATATGAACAAGGCTGCTACTGTTTTAAGATACTTAGATAATCTAATTCCAGTAGTAGAGGACTATACACAGAAGGTGTCTGACCTTAATTCTGATTCATCAAAACATAAAGATGCACAGAAGGTGTATAATCTATTGCAGAATGTACTTAATGAAAGCATAAGCTGGTGTGATAAAGCTACGAGCATGGGTCGGGAACTATTTGACATTTTGGAAAATGCTGATATAGATGTAGGCTTTGATATTCGGCAGCAAGCTAGCTATGCTAATAGAACCTTTAAGGATATAGATGAGTGCTTGACTTATTCAAAGTATGTACTTGATTGGCTTATGCAGGGTCCAGTAGACCAGGATGCCAACATGGAAGCTGCTAAGCAGATAGGCACCTTACTTATGACATTACTCTATGATTTCAAGGACCTAAGAGCGGACTGTAGAGCAGTGTACTATGCTGCACAAGATTTGTCTGATGAGGGTCTTGCAGGCAGCTACGTGCCAGATACTAATGTGCTGAAGGAAGCCACACGCAGGGGCGGAGCGTTCGATTGGTATGACAGTTCGACATACTCCGATGAGCGTTTGAAGGATATATACAACGGCTGTCGTGACGTTACTTTGTCAGACAAACAACTGAAGTATATCTATGACGACTTCAGGAAGTTCAAGAAGGGTGCCACGCAGAACAGCATCACAAAAGGCTTGAGGGGGTTGGGACAATGAAAGTGAAAAAGGACAAGGAACCGTCTTTGCTCAGGAAGCTGATTGACATATACTTTGAGCAGGCGAAACGCAGGAAGGCCGTGCGCTTGCTTGAAAGGCAGTCCTGGTCGTTCGATTTTCTGGCCGCCATAGTGAGCAGGGCGTCTAAGTTGGCTGGAAAATCCATCAGCATAAGCGTCACCAACAAGGACGGCACTACCCTGACCATAGTAGGCAGCCCTGACAGGGAGGTGCAGTACGAGGACAGTATTTTCGACCACTTGGACGATGATACTGCTTTGCAGCACTTCATAGCTAAGAACAGCACAAGGAGATAATATGGCTACAAGAAAGTTTATCAAGATGTATAACATCAGGCACGATGACGTTGATGATAAAGGCAACATTAATCCTGATGCTGCACTTTACCCAATGTACATGTCTCAGTATCGTGACAACAAGACTGGCAAGAGGTTCATTGATTTGCCGCCGGAAGCTATTGATGATAAGCTGTCCGATGAGGACAAACCCTATGACAACAGTTCAAACGCCCACCCGAACAGGGTTGTTCACGTTACAAACGGTGCTGGCGACATCATTAAGACGGTCGGGCCTGATTTGAAGCGTGGGTATTCAGTGTTGTCCTTCGCCAACAAGGACAAGCGGCACGGCGACGACTATTTCAGCGGCTGGCGTAAAATTGACCGTGATAAGGACATACATAGCGTGGTGCATACGGATGCGTCTGAAATCACGGATAATCCACACTATGGCTTTAGTCATGGTGACGCGGCCAGGGACGCCATGACCCTTGCTTCGTCCATAACACCCGGCGAAAATTACAAGGGGTTCTATACGCTGCCACTCATCATTGAGGCGGACGACAGCGATGTCATAAACTTCAACGATGTCACCAAGGACAACTATGACCCCACCAGGGACTACCTGCCTGAAGTGCAGCTGAAGCGCATCATCAAAAAGTCAATCATGCCCAACGCTCTCACCAACAATGCTAAATCAGCATACATAGATAAAGTCGCCACTTTTGCGCACGCTGTGTTTGACAAATTTTTGGAGATGGACAACTACAAAAATGAATTTGAGAGCTTGGCATCTTCGGCACAGGACGCAAATGGTTTGTACACCAAGTTGCTTAAAGCCTTTGAGACAATCATGAATTACATGTCCGATGTTGTGTCTGGGGTGTATGATGTGGACGATACACTGGAGGCTTTGGCAGATAAGGATGACACTATTGATACGGCTTTGGCTGATATGGACGAGTTGACAGACAACATTGAAGAACTCATGTCCGACGTGAAGGCGGCACAGGATAGGTGTGTGCAGGACAACAGGCTGCACGTGGTAAAAGGCATGCTGCCTACAAGGGACTTGTCTAGTTTAAGGGAGACTGCCAGTTTGGTGGCAACGTTCGCTGACATTTTCTGCACACAGCTTGATACAGTGAGTGAAACGCTTTCAAACCTGCAAAGCTACTTGTCAGGAATGTCTGATGTGGGTATTTCCGGCAAATACATACCTGATAGGGACGTAGTGAGCAAGGCTACACAGAAAGGAGGGGCGTTTGACTGGTATGACAGTTCGACATATTCCGATGAGCGTTTGAAGGACATCTATGATGGTTGCCATGATGTCACTCTGTCGGACAAGCAGCTGAAGTACATCTACGACGACTTCAGGAAGTTCAAGAAAGGTGCCACACAGAACAACATCACAAAAGGCTTGAGGGGGTTGGGACAATGATTAACTGGGTACACGACGACGTTACCAAGCAGTATAGACCTACGCTTTATCCTGGCGAGTCCGTTGACGACTGGTCCATCCCGGAAGGCATAGACCAGGATTTCCACAGGTTGAATAGTATCATAGAGGCCAAATACTCTCGTGAGTTCTTGAAGGTGTGCGCTTTCTACAACAAGATGTTTCCGTCGCCGAAGTCGGCCGGCTGGTCTCGTACAGCATACAACGTTCCGCCGTTCACTGCTCTTGAGCAGGAGCGGTCAGATACTGGTTATGGCACAAACTACAACTACCTGAAGCAGATTGTCGACCAGATTACGTCAAGACTGGGAACGATTTCGTTTGTTCCGAAGATGATGTCCGAGGAGCAGAACTTCGAGTACATCGTCTACAAGGACGAGGCTGAGCGTATTCTCCGCAAGCTGATTAAGGACGACGACTTGCAGCGCATAAGCATTGAGTCTTTCCACAACGCGTCCATACTCGGCTACTCACATACATTCATCGACCCTTATACCGGAAAGATGATAAAGGCGAGCGACTATGAGGTTGGCATGTACAGCGGCCAGTTCAACAGACACAACGTAAAGCAGATGCTTTATAGGGACTATGATTTCCCTGTGACGGACACATTTGTGTACATGCAGGGGCTTGACGACGACGCCAAGAACGAGCTTCTTGAGGTGCTCGCCGGAAAGAGCAGCGTCGAGTTCAGCATGTACTTTGACTGCGTGAAGCATGAGGTGTATGTGACCATCTGCGGAAAGACGCTTCCGGCTAGGGAGTATCCTTTTGATAGCGTGCTCATGACAACATTTACATGGGATACAGGCTTCTCCAGGCAGCTCACAACGTCCATCTTCGACCTGCTATACCCAATACAGCGTGAAGTGAACAGGATTGCCGCGAAGAAGCAGCAGCTGATTAGAATGTACAAAGGCTCCGTTCCGGTGTTCAATTCCGACGTAGACCTTGCCATGAAGGCCATATCAAATGGTACAGGCGAGGCACTTTACATTGACTCATCAAGGTCTACTGCTGACCTCATGACTGTAATCAACCCTACACCGCTCGACCCGCAGCTCGACGCGGAGATACAGTCGCACAAGACTACCATGTATGAGCTTGCCGGAATACAGAACGCCTCATTCGACATGGAGAACATGCGCTCGGCTGCCGCCGTGGTCGCGCTTGACCAGACACGTGACAGCGTGTTCCAGGCGCAGATGGCCGGAATGTCGCAGTTCATAAAGAGCATGCTCGTGCTCTACATAAAGTTTCTCAGCAAATACCCAAATATGCGTACGGACAGGTGTGTGATAGACTGGTCCACGATTGACAGGCTGATTGAAAACGCATACATTGTTATGCAGCCTGTGCACCTGAACGACCCGCTGTCTGATGAGAACAGCGTGGACG